TCAGATAGTGATGTTAATAAACTAGAACAAAAGGTAACATATATAGAAACAACGGTAGATTATTTAGAGAAGACTCTAAAAATTATATCAAATAGAACATTTACTATTAAGAATGCTATAGATTGGAAAAAGTTTACTTCAGGAGTTATTTAATGCAATTAAGAAATTCATACATGTTTTACAAGAGTGCTATCAAGCCAGATGTATGTAAGAAAATTATATCACATGGTTTATCAAAGATGGTTGTGGATGAAAGTCATGGTGTATCAAAAGTAGCTGCTACCTTTGATGGTAAAGAAAAAGGTGGCATAGATAGTCAAGGCAGGAAGATGTCTGATACTATGATAACAGGAGGCGCAAACAGAGAAACGCTTGCTAAAAAAGGCATTGACGTTGAAAGAGCCTATGTAAGAGATAGTGATATTTCATGGTTGAATGACAAATGGTTATACGATTTATTTCATCCATATATACATCACGCAAACGCACAAGCAGGTTGGAACTGGAAGTGGGATTTTTCTGAGTCATTTCAGTTTACAGTATATCACGGTAGAAAAGAAAATGGTGGTTTCTATGGTTGGCATGCTGATGGATCATCTGATTTTAGAAGTGCATATAAAGCAGCTGTAAAAGTAAAAGATGGTAAGGTACCACAATTTAAACCACCTAAAAGAGATGATAAAGGTTTTGTGATTATGAGACCTGATGGTAAACCTGAACCTGACATGAGAGGAGCTGATATACCTCTTAAAAGAGATAAGAAATCTTTAGCACCTGGATTTACTGATAATATACATATGTGGGATAAAGTAAGAAAAATAAGTATGACTGTTAATCTAACTAATCCTAATAATTATGCAGGTGGTAATCTAAAGTTTGATTTAGGCGCTCACGCAGGTAAGAAAAGATTTAAGGTATGTGAAGAAATAAGACCTCAAGGATCAGTTATCATATTCCCTAGTTTTACATATCATTGTGTCACACCTTGTACAAGAGGAACTAGATACTCATTAGTATTGTGGAGTTTAGGAAAACCATGGCAATAAAAGACACAGAAAAATTTTACAAAGATAATAAGTATTGTGTTATAAAAGAATTTATACCACCTATACTTGCAGATTATCTATATGGTTATGCTCTTATGAGAGCTAATAGAGCAAAGACTATGGTCAATAGTAAATGGCCTGGTTATAGAGCAGAGCTTGATGGCACATATAAAGATCAACAAGTGCCTAATACTTACTCATGTTATGCTGATCCAGCAATGGAAACATTATTACAATATGGTTTACAAGGCATGAGAAATATTACAGGTTTAAATCTTAAACCTACATATTCATATTGGCGTTTATACAAGAACGGTGATGATTTAAAAAGACACAAAGATAGACCAAGTTGTGAAGTGTCAACTACATTATGTTTAGGATATGACAATAATAATTTAAAAGGTAGAAAACAAGATTGGGAAAAATATGACTGGCCTATGTGGGTAGATAAGACAGGAGGCTTTGGTAATAGAGGTGTGCCTATTCATATGAAACCTGGTGATATGATAGTTTATAGAGGTTGTGAAATAGAACATTGGAGAGAACCTTTTTTAGGTGATAATCACGCTCAAGTATTCCTTCATTATAACAACGTAGATGGACCATATGGTGAAAACTGTGTCTATGATGGCAGACCTCATTTAGGATTACCTGCTGAATTTAAGATACCAGAAAAAATACAGGCAATGCAAAAGGCAGATAAAAACTTACATGAGCAGCGATTATCAAACAAAGAAAAAACATAAAGATTTCACGTTGGTACAAGATAATTTCTTGTCAAATAATGAGTGTGATGAGTTAGTAGAAAAATATAAAAATCTTACATCTGAATTTGATAATAATAAGTATGGTTATTCATCATACTTTACGAACAATATAACATTTTCAGATCAATTAAAAACATTAATAGATACATACACAAAAACATTTAAGGAAAGTGCTTTGACACCTTATCCTTGGGTATTAAAAGAACTTAGGTTTAAATGGTTTAAACCAGGCAACTGGTTCAAAGATTTTCATTGTGAGCATGGATATGATAATAACAAAAGAGTATTAAACTTTATGATATATCTATCAGATCATAATTGTGGTACAGAGTTTTATACAGGTGAAGTAATTAAATCTATAAAAGGTAGGGTTGCTATGTTCCCAGCCTACTTTACACATCTACATAGAGGACAACAATGTCCTGATAACCATGATAGATATATTATGGGTGGCTATTTTAATTATGAAGATAATCAAAGATAAAGATTTTTTAAAAGATAAACATAAGGACTTTATATCAGAGTTTATTCTAAAGGCTGATTTTCCTTATTTCATACAACCACATTCTACATTTGATGACGACTACACAATGATGGAACATATATGTTTACGAAGATATGATAAAGATTGGAATACAGGCAACGTAGATATGTATAAGGATATATTAAATACGTTTTGCAATAAACATGACATACGATATAAGGAAATATTAAGGTGCTCTGTAAATCTAACATTTAACGTGGGTATAAAAAAATCATTAGAACATACAGATCATAAAGAACCACACAAACAATTATTAATATATTGTAATGATGTAAAGGACAAAAGATCATACACAGTAATATTAGATGAAAATAGAAAACCTATAGATAAAATAAAACCTATACAATATAGTGCAGTAAGTTTTGGTGACAATCATCACTATCATTATTATCCAAGAATAGGTCATAGAGTTGTATTGGTATATACATTTAAATGATAATAGATAAAGATTTTTTAAGTAAGGAACAGATAGCGTATATTGAAAATCATATTTTTAGTAATGACTTTCCTTGGTTTATTGAGAACAGGAGTGTTGTCGGCAGAAAGAATAAACCTTTTCTAAAACATACGGTATTAAGAAGACCTGAGGAAAGAGAAGAAGGAGAATATTTTAGGTCATATATGGGCAAATTCTGTTTAGGTATATTAGATAATTTTGCAAAAAATAATACTATGACGATAATAGATGTGCTTAGAATAAGTATCAATCTAACATATAACAATGGTTATGAAAAATGTAATGTACACCAAGACCATGAATATAATCATTCACAACTGCTTGTATATATAAATGAGTGTGATAAAAAATCATATACAGTAATTAAGAATGGTAAGAAGGAAATAAAAGTAAGACCAGAGAAGTACAAAGGTGTTTGTTTTGACAATCAACCTCACTATCTATATTTTCCTAAAAAAGGCCTTAGAGCTGTTATGGTATTTACATTTAAAATATGATTAAAGTAAAAAAATTAAATACGGTCTATTTACAGATAGAGGCAGAAGCAGATGTTAGACGTGAATTAACAGATTATTTTTCTTTTGAGGTACCTGGTTATAAGTTTACACCACAATTTAGAAACAGAGTTTGGGATGGTAAGATACGATTATATTCATATGCCACAGGTCAATTATATGTTGGATTGTATCCCTATCTAAAAGACTGGTGTAATAAGAAAAACATAGAAATAGAAGAAAACAACGAGATTCATACAATTCAATCGCACACAGCCGCCGATATAGACGAATTAGTCAAGTCTTATGAACTCTCTATCACACCGAGAGATTATCAAATTGACGCATTTAAATATGCCTTAGATTACGAGAGAGGATTAATATTATCGCCTACTGCGTCTGGTAAATCACTTATCGCATATCTATTGGTAAGACACTATCTAAACGTGATAGATAACAACATACTCATAATAGTACCAACAACATCATTAGTAGAACAACTATACAAAGACTTTAAAGACTATGGATTTGATGTAGAGAATAATGTAAGTAGAAACTACCATGGTTACGAAATAGAAGAAGGCAAACGAATAGTTATCTCTACTTGGCAATCTCTATATAAACTCCCAAAAACTTTTTTCGCTGACTTCGGCGCTGTTATAGGTGATGAAGCCCATTTATTTAAAGCTGTATCTTTGACGAAAATAATGACGAAACTGACCGATTGTAAATATCGTATTGGTATGACTGGTACCTTAGATGGTACTAAGACCCATAAGTTAGTATTAGAAGGTCTATTTGGTAGAGTAAACAAAGTTGTATCTACTAGAGAACTAATAGATAAAAAACAACTTGCAGATTTAAAAATAATATGCCTAGTATTAAAACATACAGAGGCAGAAGCAAAAGCGATTTACAAAGAAAAGTATCATAAAGAGTTAGAATATCTAGCTCAGAGTGAGAAAAGAAATAAGTATATAAGAAATCTAGCAACAGCCTTGAATGGTAATACTTTAATACTATTTCAACTTGTAGAAAAACATGGTAAGGAGTTATATGAACTTATACGAAACAAAGCAGGAGACCGAGAAGTCTTCTTTGTCTATGGAGGAGTTGACACCCAACAAAGAGAACAAGTTAGAGCAATCACAGAAAAAAGCGATGACGCTATTATCGTGGCTTCCTATGGGACTTTCTCTACGGGGATTAACATACGGAACTTGCATAACATTATTTTTGCTAGTCCTTCTAAATCTAGGATAAGAAATCTACAATCAATAGGTAGAGGTTTAAGGATAGGTGATAGTAAAGATACAGCGACATTATATGACATATCAGATGACCTGACATATAAAGAAAAGAAGAACTTTACGCTGACCCACTTTCAGGAAAGAATAAATATTTACAACGAGGAGGGTTTCACATATGAGATCCATAGTGTGGAACTAAAGTAATATGGTTAAAATAATTCGACTAATATCTGGCGAAGAAATCTGTTGTGTAATTCCTAAAGAACAAATTAAAGATAATAAAACGCTTATAAGATTATCTGAGCCAATGTTAATTAAATACGTGCCTAAAATAACCGAGATGGGGATATCAGATTATATCGCATTGGTTAAATGGGTTGGGTTTACTAATGATAAAATTATAACAATACCAAAAGATAAGATTATGACTATCGCAAATGCCACAGAGCCTTTTACTAGAAGATATCATCATTTAGTAGATACAATAAACAAACAAAATCAAAAACTTCCTGCCTTTATAGAAAGAGATATGTCAGATGAAGACTATGATAATTATGATAATAAAACTCAAAAAGAGAACCTTGATGATTTAAAAGAATACTTTGATATGCCTAGCAAAAAGATACACTAGCTAAGGTCCCTGGTGACCAACCCACATAGGGTATTATATCAGAAAAACCTAACCTGTCAAGCGACCGTGAAATGAATTTACATATACCATTAAAGAACGTACCTATAATATCAATAAAAGACTTTCATAAGTTTACAAAATATCAAAAAGATAAGATAATAAAAAATTTATTAGGTATAAAAGACCTTTGGGATAACCAACCTAATTCAAATAAATCAACTACTAATTTTGAGATATTATATAATAAAGATGACAAAAAGTATAATAATCTTATTAATGACCTATATGATAAATTTTATAGAGTAGCACAACAGTTATTTAATTTTACAGTATCAAAGAAAAGTAAAAGAATATGTTGGGCATGTATTACTAATAAAGAATACTATAACTTTGTGCCACATAATCATATAAAATCATCTACTATTAATGCTGTATATTACTTAAATATACCTAGAATAAACAAGAAATTATCAGGTCCTGTAAAGTTTAAAGTAGATAATAAATGGATATACTATCAACCAGATAATAACGAGTTAATATTATTCCCAAATTATCTCATACATGACGCAACTAAACACAACTCAAAAGAATGGAGAGTAAGTATAAACATGGAAATACTATGTAGAGAAGATAAGGATTATATTGTGCATGTCCTTGACAAAAACAACAAAATGTAGTATTATATAATTATGACTAGAACAAAGAAAAAATCAGTACATTATGTAAGCAATAAAGAGTTTTTACAGGCAATGATTGAATACAAGGATCGTTGTGAAAAGGCAGATAAAAGAAAAAGAAAAAGACCTCCTGTGACTAACTACATTGGTGAATGTTTTTTAAAGATAGCAAATCATTTATCATACAGACCTAACTTTATAAATTACACATTTAGAGATGACATGATAAGTGATGGTATAGAAAACTGCTTACAATATTTAAATAATTTTAACCCACAAAAATCAAATAACCCATTTGCTTATTTTACGCAGATAATATATTATGCGTTTATTAGAAGAATACAGAAAGAGAAAAAACAAGCAAATATAAAATATAAGATGATTGAACAGGCAGGTATTGATGAGTTTGATACACTACCTGGAGATACTAATACAGAATATAAGAATCAATTTTTAGAATTTTTAAGAAAGAATAGACCAACAACCGAAGAACCAAAAAAGAGTGAAATAAAAGTTAAGAAAAGAAAAAGAAGAAATTACACAAGCGTTTTAGATACATAATGAAAATTGCAATATTAAATGATACACACTTCGGTGTTCGTAATGATAGCGAAGCATTTAGAAAATATCAATTAAGATTTTATAACGAAATCTTTTTTCCTTACCTAGAAAAAAACAATATTAAAACACTAATACATTTAGGCGATGTTGTTGATAGAAGAAAATTTATTAACTTTCAAACTGCCTCTATTTACAGACAACAATTCTGGGACAGATTATATAAAGAAAAGATTGATACACATATAATCATAGGTAACCATGATACCTATTTTAAAAATACAAATGAGGTAAATGCTATAGAAAATTTATATACAAGTTTTGATGGTGTTAATGAACCATTTATATACACTAAACCTAAAGTCGTAGATTTTGATGGCACTTCTATATTATTAATGCCTTGGATATGTGATGATACTAAAGAAGAATCTATACAGATGTTGAATACAGCAAAGGCAGATTTATGTTTTGGTCATTTAGAGATTAAAGGTATAGAAATGCAGAATGGCGTAATCAATGAGTTTGGTAATGATAAGGCAGACTTCAAAAGATTTGATAGAGTAATTTCAGGTCACTTTCACAAACATACAGATGATGGTCAGATATTTTATTGTGGTGCTCAATATGAGATGACATGGTCAGATTACCAAGACCCTAAAGGTTTTCATATCTTTGATACAGAAACAAGAGAGATTGAAAGAATATGGAATCCTCTAACTATTCATAAAAAAATAATATATGATGACAAGAAAAAAGATTACATAAACTATGATATACAACCTTATCATAATCACTTTATAAAATTAATAGTCTTAAATAAGACAGATGATAACCAATTTGACAAATTTGTTGAAAGGTTGTATAATGAGATAACGGTACATGATTTAAATATTATAGAAGATTACTCTGATATAAAAGCAAGTGTAAGAGATGACATAGTTGAAATGGGTGAGGATACTGTCACATTCCTAAATAACTATGTAGATCAACTTGAAACAGATGTAAATAAAACTAAACTAAAAGAGTATTTAAAATCATTTTACATAGAAGCAAACGACAATGCCTAAACCTAAACCAAGTAAAAAAATTATCAGACAAGAAAATCTATGGCCTACGCCATATTGGTATACACAACTATGGGATTTTATGAGAAGTGAAACTAGAGTTACCTTCAATGATGATTTTACAGGTTATATTCTAAATGAAGAACAAAATAATAAGTCTGTTAGAAAATCAAACAGAGGTGGTTGGCAAAGTCATTCAACAAACGCTACAGATGAAAATTATAAACCACTAGTAGATGAGATTATGGAGTTTGTAAAACATTTAAATTTAGATGTTAAAGATATGCAAATAGCACAACTATGGGCAAATGTAAATAGAAAAAATGATTATAATATAATACATCAACATGGACAATACAGTCTATCAGGAACTTATTATGTTAAGGTACCTGAAGATTCTGGTCGTATCGTGTTTAGAGATCCAAGACCTGGTGCAATGGGCAATAATTTTTTAGTGAGTAATTTTGATAAAGGTGAGTTTAAAAAATTAAGTATAATGGAAGGACTACTTGCGATATGGCCTTCGTACCTAGATCATCTTGTAGAACCAAGTAATACAGACGAGGAGAGAATATCAATTAGTTTTGATATAATTTGTAGATGATATATTTTAAGAAGTTAAGATGGAAGAATTTTTTATCTACTGGTAATCAGTTTATAGAAGTTGACCTGGCAAAGTCACCATCAACATTAATCATAGGTTCTAACGGCTCAGGTAAATCTACTTTACTTGACGCATTATGTTTTTCTCTATTTAACAGACCATTTAGAACTATTAAGAAAGAGCAATTAGTAAACACAATCAATAATGCTGATTGTGAGATACAGGTTGATTTTGAAACAAATGGTAAACAGTATAGAATTATTAGAGGTATCAAACCTAATTTATTTGAGATTTATTGTAATGATGTATTGATAAACCAAGACGCCTCAAATGTAGATTATCAAAACATGTTAGAACAGAATATTTTAAAATGCAATTATCGTGCTTTCTGTCAAGTAGTAATATTAGGGTCATCATCATACGAGCCATTTATGCACCTACGAGCAAGATACAGACGAGAGGTTGTAGAGGAAATATTAGACATAAGAGTTTTTAGTCATATGGATTTATTGTTAAGACACAAACAAGCTGAACTATCTAAAAATATTGTAGATGTTAGGCATAGATATGATTTGATGTCAGAGAAATATCAATTACAGAAAGACCATTTTGAACACATACAAAATAGAGATAACACAGACATAGAAGATCGAAGATCACAACTAAAAGAAAATGATAAAAGTAATTATGAGTACAATCAAAAATTACAATTGTTAAATGAGAAGATTATATCAACAAAGGCAGAGATATGGGGCGGTGATAAGTTTACAAGAAAGTCTGCTGACCTTTCTAAACTAGAGGCAAAGATAGAAACTAATTTATCTAATCATAAAAAGACTTTAGAATTTTTTAAGAATAATGATACTTGTAATACATGTACACAACCCATAGATAAAGCATTTAAACAAAGTAAAATATCAAGTGAAGAAAGTAAAATATCAGAGTTAGAAGCAGGCCTGACAAACCTATCAACAGAGATAATCAAAACACAGGATAAGATAACTGAATATAAAGCAGTAGAAAAAAGATTAAATGATTTAGATATATCTGTTGCAAAGGTTAACACCTCTATTTCAGAAATCAATAGACACTCAAATAGACTTGATATTGAGATACAGAAACTACAATCAGAAAAAGAAAACACAGGTAAGGTTGCACATGAATTAGACCAATTGAACGAGGACCTAAAACAAATAAATGTTGACAAAGAAAAAGTTATAGAAGAAAAAAAATACATTGATATTGCTAGAGAGATATTAAATGATTTAGATATATCTGTTGCAAAGGTTAACACCTCTATTTCAGAAATCAATAGACACTCAAATAGACTTGATATTG